CAGCCGATGCGGCCGTCGCGGATGAAGACGCCGACGAGCTGCGGCTCGACATTGCGGACGAAGGCGTAGAGGTCGCGGGCCTCGGCCTCGAGCGCCCGGCCGCGCTCCATATGCCGGCTGGTGAACCCGTCCTGCACCTCGCCGGTGATGCGCTCGGCGGCCAGCTTCATCATGTAGGCCCGCCGCACCTTGCCCTGGCCCTTGGCCATGACGCTGGCGAACTCGCTGGCCGTCGGGATGCCGCGCCGGGCCTCGAACCATTCGGGGCTGCCCTGCGGCATGTCGAGGATCTCGATCATGCTGAGCCCTTCATCTCGGGCTGGCCCTCGAACCGCGCGATCATTTCGCGCATAAGCGTCACGACGTCGCGGCGGTCGGCGCCGTTGCTGGCGAAATTGCAGCGATCAAACTGGTCACCGAAGGGGAACACCATCAGGACGAAGCCGATCTTGCGGCCGGGCCCTCCGATCTGGCCGTTGAACACCTCGTCGAGCGCATGGACGACCGCGGTCATCTGCTCGTGGACGGGCTCCTCGACCGGTGCGTCGCCGAGGCGGCCGTGCGGCGGGAGGCTCCGGTATTCGGCCTCGGCCCGGCTGGTATCGCGCTGGTAACCGCGGCGGTTCCGCTTCATGGCCGGCGCTTCCTCGGTCGCAGCGGTGGGGGGTTGTCGTCGGCGGGGTCGGACGGCGGCACCCGCTGCGCCTGGACGATCTTGTCCTGCAGCGCCTGCTCGGCGATGCGGTAGCGCTGCTGTGGCAGCTGGTCGAGGCTGGTGACCTTGAGGAACTCGCAGAACCGCCGCAGATCGGCGCCCGCGGTCTCGGCCAATGCCCGCAGCGCCTCGAGCTGGCCCTCGGTGATGAGGGCCGTGCCGCCGGCCTGCCCATCGTCGTCGTCGCCCCGGCTCGTCAGATTGAGGAGGGCGCGCGCGGTGTAGCGCATGCCGTAAGCGGTCGAGCTGCCCCAGGCCTGGACCGTGTTCTTGTTGCCCGAGGTGTCGGCCGGCAGCTCCATCGTCGTCGCCTCGACATGCCCGCTGCGGTGGCTCAGCTTGCCGGTGACGCTCAACTTGGCCCCGTCCTGGCTGATGGCGAAGGTCAGGCTGAACCCGTGGCGGGCGAGGACCGGCTTGATCGCCTCTGCGATGTCTTCCAATTTGGCGTATTTCGACTGCACGTTGCCGGCGCGGTCGGTGATCTCGCCGTGCTCCTCGATGATTGGCAGCTCGGGCTGCATCTCGGCGAGCGCTTGGGTGTACTGGGTGTGCGCCTCGCGCGCCATGTGGCGCTCGTAGAGCCCCATCAACCGCTCGAGCTTGTCGACATCGGACGCCGGGTCGGCGGCCGCGCGCGCGATCATCTCGAGGAGGGTCTGCTCAGGGCGCGGCGCCGCGGCGACGGTGAGCTCGCCCGGGGCTTTGAGATCGAGCTGGTCGCTCACAGCGTCACCCAGCCGATAAGGGCGATGGTGACTGCGAACAGCACCAAGCCGCCGACCAAGGACCGGGTCAGCGGGTCGCGTCTATCGGCGCTGGAGTGGACGCCGTCGAGTAGATTTACGAGGCCGGCTTTCATCGCCTGGGGCCCTCCTCAAGGGGAAGGCGATCATGTTGCCCCAGGCAACGGAGGGCCGCAACAGGTTTCGGAATTATTTGTCGTCGACGCCGACCTGTTGGCTACGTTGCTGCACAAGTTCAAGGATTTGCGTCGCGATTTGGTGCTGTTGCACGGGTCCCAGGACGCGCAGCAGACCGAGCACAAATCGCTCATCATCGGACAACAGTTCGGGCACCCTGATGCCCTTCTGACCGTCGTGACCAACTCCCATATTACGCCCGCCTCCTGTTGCCGTCATTGTGGGGGAGCGCACGGCTCCCTCTTGTCCAGAGAGGTGAGCGCTGCAATCGTCGATCAGCTCTCTGAGGCCTAACTTGTAGTATTCCGCCATCGCGCGCAGACCAGCCCAGCTGGTGCGGCTGCGGCCAAGTTCGATGTTACTCAGATGTGGGCGCGACACGCCGATGTGTTCTGCAACCACTGCCTGTGAATGCTTCTGCAGGCGGCGGATTGCCCCCATCCGGCGGCCGATCAGCTTGCGCAGCTCGGGGCTGTCGCTGACGACGATGTCGATGCTGTCGTCGTCGCTGTGGGCACGCTGCCGACGCTCGGCACCACGCCGCTCCGGTCCCTCAAAAAGTTCTTTATCACTCACGATAGTTCACTCCATGGTTGAAATGTGCTGACCCAACATGTTTGCGCTTGTCGGTCCCGGCGCCGGGCGCGTACGTTTGCGATAACAACATCGAGGTGGCCGTGACGATCGACGAGATTGCCGAGCGTGCCGGTGGCATCGGCGTCCTGGCCGACATGCTGGGGGTCCATTGGTCGACGGTGTGCGGCTACAAGCGCACCCGCCGAGGTCTGCTGCCTATCCATCATGCCCGTACCGTGGCCGACGTGCTTGACATCCCCCTGTGGGAAATCCGGCCGGACGTCTACCGGCCGCCCGCCGCCGAGGAGCGCCGCCACCTCGTTAGCGCATAAGCCCGCGCCTGGGCAAGAAGAATGTTGCTGTCGCCCACATAGCTATCAGGGGAGGTGCGTGTTGTGCGACAAGCCGAGAGAAATCTGCAACGCGAGGTTGTTGTCCGGCTAAGCTTCGCGCCGCTCGCCGCGATCGTCGTCGGGTCCTCGAACGGCGTCTACCTGCCGGCCAGGACACCGGCCGAGCGCGTCCTGGCGGCGCGGCTCATTGCCCAGCTCAAGGCCGACGGTCAGCTGACCCCGGGCGCTCCCGATCTGATCTTTCTGTGGGCCGGCGGGTGCGGCTGCATCGAATTGAAGCGGCCCGAGGAGAAGCGGCTCTTCGACAAGGCGCGCAAGGGCCAGCTGAGCGACGCCCAGGTGCTCTTCCAGACGCGCTGCGCCATGCACAGCGTGCGCTACGCCGTCTGCGACAGCTGGCCATCGGTGCGCGACACGCTGATGAGCTGGGGCCGCCTGCCGGCGGACTGGGTCGATCCCGACAACCGCGTTGGTGCGGCCGCATGAGATGGCTCGTCCAGACCACTACGAGATCGCGGTCGAGCAATACGTCTACTGGCTGCACCAGGGGCTGACGCGCCGCGAGATGCTGTTTGCGGTCGGCGACGCGGTCGTGCCGGCCAAGCCTAGCGCCGAGTATACCGTCCACCGTCTCGCCTTCCGGCACGAGCAGATGCTGCTGGTGTCACCGCGGGAGCGCGCGGCATGAGTATCCGCGCCATGGTGTGGGCGTTCGGGGTCCAGTGCCCCTCGCCGTTCGCCAAGCTCGTCCTTCTCAAGCTTGCTGACCACGCCAACGAGGACGGGTGGGAATGCTGGCCAGCTCAGGGTCGCATCGCCGCCGATTGCGGCATCCCGCGCGAGACCGTCAACCGACAGGTCAAGGCGCTCGCCGAGGCCGGGCTGATACGGGTCGAGCAGCGCACCAACGGCACCGGGAAACTGTCAAACCGTTATTTTCTACTATGTGACGCTGCGTCACATCCGGATGTGATCCACCGTCACATCCTATGTGATCCAGCGTCACATAAACCTTCAATAGAAGAACCTTTAAGAGAAGATCCCGCTGCTTCGCAGCGGCCGCCGGACGACCCGGTCAAGGAAATTTTCGACCGCGGTTTGAAGATCCTCGGCGGCGGTCATCGCAGCCTGCTCGGCAAGTTTCGTAAGTCGCACGGCGACGAGGCGGTGCTCGACGCAATCCTGTCCTGCGAGGCCGAGGGCCCATCGGAGCCGGTCGCCTTCTTCATCGGCTGCCTCAAGCGGGCGCCGCCAGCCAATGGCCACGCCAAGGACAGTCCCGTCACCAAGCTGTACAGAGGAGCGATGCGTGCCGCAGACAAACTCGACCGACAGGAGGAAGATCGCCGCACTGGTCGTCCGGCTATTGTCTCATTACTGGACAGCCGATGATCGTGAGGAGACCAGAGAGGCGCAGATTGAGGATTGGCTCGAAGATTTACTAGAGTTTGGTCCCATAATCGTCGCTGATGCTTGCGCTACATGGCGGCGGTCTAATCGCACGAGGCCAACCCCGTCAGATATTCGTAAACTTGCCTTTGAGGATCAGAAGGAACGACAGGCATGGGGTCGTTCCCAACTCAACCGGCTAGACGGGCCTCTTGACCGGGACGCCTGGGCTCGGGCCCTCGGCTGGTCCTCGTGGCTTGAGCGCGAGGACGCTATCCGGGCCCAAAAGCAACGCGAGCTGGATGGCGACTGGAACCACCCCGAGCGCAGCCGGGAGCGCACGGCTCCCCCGGCGGCCGGCTTCAAGACGCTCGCCGAGGCGCTCGGCGTGAAAGCAACCCCGATGGAGGACCCTAATGATGCTGACCAAGCCGAGTGACGGCCGGCGCGATCTCAACAACTGGGCGCGCGAGGTCGGCTACGACGGGTTCGAGACCTATCTCGCGGCCGGCGGCACGCTGGAGGCGGCGCGCAGCGACCTCGAGAGCCGCATGCGCCGCGTTATGGGCGCCCTCGAGTACCTGCGCCGCTACACCGAAGCGCCGGCACCGGCCCAGGTGCGCCAGCCCCAGCCTGGGTGCGGTATCGGCGCCGATCTGCCGACGATCGGCCCCGAGGCGCTGGCCCGGCTCGAGGCCGAGACGGCGGGGGAGCCGGTTGATACGGGCAACGCCCAGGTCCAGGGCGCCGAGCATGAGTGACCTCAACGCGCCGACGCCGGAGCGGGCGCGCCGCTCGGCCTTCGTTTCGGCCCCGGCGATCGGCACCGAAGCCGAGGCAGCACGGGCTGGCGCCAGGATGTACCGGGCGCTGTCGTCATTGGATCGCCTCTTGCGCGACGGGTCGATCGAGCGCCGGCAGGCCGAGGCCGGGGAGCGGCTGCGCGACGATTACGAGCTGGGCGTGGCTGGCGCCCGCAACAGCGCCGGCAGCGGTGCGGCCCCCGGCTGGTACTACGCCGAGGCGCGGCTCGCGGCGGTGCGCCGCTACAAGCAGGCCGAGGCGCGGCTCGGGCCGCTGTGGGACTACACCGCATCCTTGGCATTGGGCTCAACGATCAGCGAGCTGGCGCGCCAGATGAAGCGCAACCGCCAGGAAATCGCCGGGATCTGCAAGCTGGGGCTCGACGTCCTGGCTGATGTTTACGGCATCAAGAGGGAGGCGTGAGATGATGGGGAGGAGGACGGCGCGGGCGCCCCGGCCGACCGAGGGGCAGGCCAAATGGCTGCAGCGGATCGCTAGGAGCCCGCTGATGAAGACCTACATCACCGGTGACCCCGAGCCGCGCTACAGCCTGCAGAACGGGCAGACCGTTCCAGCACCGACGGCGCAGGTGCTGATCAGGAACGGCTGGGTCAAGGGGCAGAAGGCCGGGCTCTTGGATGACGAGCGGGCCTGGGGGGTCGACCGCCAGTACGAGGCGCTGCGGCCGTGAGGGGCAGGATCATCTACAACCGCGGCGAGAAGTTCGACTTGCAGCTGGGGCAGGCACTGATCGACGAGCGGCGCCTCGGCAAGATATTCGAGGCGGGCCGCATCGAGAAGATTGAGCTGAAGACCGAGCGCTGGCTGTGGGAGCGCACCGGCAACATAGCAATCGAGTTCCGCCACGACGGCCGGCCCTCGGGGATTGCCGTGACCGAGGCCGATTACTGGGTGCATGAGCTGTGCCGCGGGGAAGAGACGCTGCTCTACATGATGTTCCCGATCGAGCGCCTAAAGGACCTCGCCCGCGACGCCTACCACCGCCCAGGCCGCCGCGTCCTGGGCTGTGGCGACGACCGGCGTTCCGACATCGTCAAGGTCGCGCTCGGCGAAGTCTTACGCAATCTGCGGGTGGTTCGGTGATTGACCGTGCGCCGCCGGCTCAAGTTATAGGAACGCTCGGCCTAGGTATAGCCCTTGGCTGTATCTAGCAACGACGCCTATTGTACCTATTGAGTGTGTGCGGGTACTCGTGATAATGATCCAGCAGCCAAGCGCGGTAAGCCATATCTTGTCGCTCGATTTGCTCGCTTGTCATGATTTTCCTCGCAATCTGCGGGTGGTGCGGCGGTGAACGCGCGGCGGCGCTCTTCGCCGGCCTTAGCTTGGCCTTCACCGTCCTCACCACGCTCGTGCTGCTCTGGTTGTGGTTGGCAACCTAGATGTTGCGCTTTGAAACGGCGGCGCGCATGTTTGTTGTACGCGGCGCGGCTTGCCTGCGAGGGACATCATGAAATCATCGAAATTGTTCCCCGGCCCGAAAAGCCGGCCGAAGCGCGTGTTCGCCTCCTCGGCGGGCAGCAGCGAGTACAAGCACAACCTGCCCGACACCGATGGGTTCAAGGATGGCATGCTCGGCTGGAAGGCGGGCCGCTCGGCCGGGGGGACGGCGGGCGCCAACCGGCAGGTGCCGGTGCCGTTCCACGACAAGGGCCAGCCCGGCGAGGGCGGGTTTGCCTACGACAGCAGCTGTGCGCCCTACCTGACGGATAAGGGGAAGCCATGAGG